GACCTGTCGCATCTAAATCAACTGGTGAGTAGTCTGAAAAGTTCTTCGAGTTAGTGAGAAATATAGTGTATATCTATTGCTGGATTTTATAGAGTTCTAAGCGACGGCGCACAAAGCTGCCCCTCCTATAAGAGCTAGAGCGACACTTATCCAGCCAGCCCGCGAGCATCAAGCATTATTTGTAATCATAATGAACTTAAGCTATACTAATAGACGTGAGCGTTACTATGCTGTGCTTGATTAGTTTCCAGTGTCGTTCTTAAAAATTACAGACCCGTAGCCTACCCGCTACGGGTCTTTTTTATAAGGTATTCAGAGAGAGGCAGCCATGAAAGAACCCCCAACGGGCTTTACAACCAAGGCTAAAATAACTAGAGTAGTTGACGGTGATACCGTAGATGTTCTAATTGAAAGGCGAATGCGCATTAGATTAGAGGATTGTTGGGCGCCAGAAACACGGACTAGAGATAAAGAAGAAAAGGCGAGGGGGTTAGCGTCCAAACAGTTTGCAAAAAATAAACTTTTGTACCGAGACGTTGTCGTTCATATACCCTCTGACCCAGAAGGAGAGATAAAGGATGTCTTCACCTTTGGTCGGGCGATTGGGAGAGTCTTCCTTGACGGAGAGGATTTCTCAGCTATAATGGTTAGGGAAGGTCTAGCTACCGAGACCAAAAACGGATAGAAATATATACGATGTCAGTCACAGAACTACAAAATTATGCGTTTGTTAGCAAATACGCTAGATGGATTCCCGAAAAGAAAAGAAGAGAAACTTGGAAAGAATCTGTCACTCGCGTTAGGAAGATGATGCACGAACGATACCCCGAGGTCAACGGGGATATTGATTGGGCGTATGACCTAATGTATAAAAAGCGAGTCTTAGGTTCTCAGAGGGCGCTACAGTTTGGTGGCGAGCCTATCCTCAAACATCACGCGAGAGTGTATAACTGCATTGCGTCGTATGTTGATAGACCAAGATTTTTTCAAGAATGCATGTATCTTCTTCTTTGCGGTTGCGGCGTAGGCTTTTCGGTGCAGAAGCATCATGTAGAAAAGCTGCCTAAGTTGATTCAAAAGAAAGACGGCACTAAGAAATTCACCATCCCAGACACAATAGAGGGGTGGTCTGATGCTGTTGGTGTTTTAGTCGTCAGTTATTTTGAAGGTTGCGAACTGTTTCCTGAGTATGTAGGGAAGACCGTAAGCTTTGACTTCTCAGAAATCAGGCCAGCCGGTTCGTACCTAAGTTCAAGTTCAGGCAAAGCTCCCGGCCCAGAGCCTCTCAAAAAAGCCCTGACAAACATTAAGAAAGTTTTAGACAAAGCGCTGAAGGATGCGCTATTTTCAAATAAAAAACTGAGACCTATAGATGTCTACGACGTTGTTATGCACGCTGCTGACGCTGTTATCTCTGGTGGTGTGCGTAGGAGTGCTACCATTTGCCTCTTTTCGCCAAACGATGAGGAGATGGCATTGGCAAAGACTGGTAATTGGTTTCACGATAATCCTCAACGTGGTCGTTCTAATAATTCTGCTCTGCTACTTCGTGATAAGACCAGTCCTGAACAATTTACATCATTAATGCAATCGGTTAAGGAGTTCGGTGAGCCGGGGTTTGTTTGGTCAGACTCTACAGAGCTTATCGTAAATCCCTGTGTGGAGATTGGGCTTTATCCTGTTGATGAAAAAACCGGCAAGACCGGATGGCAAGCGTGCAATCTTAGCACTATCAACTGCGCAAAAGTAAAAACAAAAGAAGAGTTCTTCGAGTCCTGTCGAGCCGCTTCAATTATAGGAACCCTCCAAGCCGGGTTCACCACCCTGCCATATTTAGGTGAAGTAAGCGAAAGAATTTTTAAAAGAGAAGCCTTGCTGGGTGTCTCCATGACGGGAATAATGGAGCAGCATGAGCTTTGTCTGGACCCAGATGTTCAAAAAGAAGGCGCCAGAGTTGTCAAGAGAACGAATAAAGAGCTTGCTGCAAAAATCGGAATTAATCCAGCAGCTAGAACTACTTGTGTTAAGCCTGAAGGAACTGCTAGTTGCATTCTTGGTACTAGCAGTGGCATTCATCCTCATCATGCCAAGCGCTATATTAGACGTGTACAAGCTAATAAACTGGAAGACATCTATCAACACTTCAAAAAAACGAATCCACGGGCGTGTGAAGAATCGGTCTGGTCCGCTAATGATAGCGATGATGTTGTTTCTTTTTGCATAGAAGTGCCAGATGGCGCAAAGCTTAAAAATAAAGTCGGCGCCATAGATTTGTTAAGCTGTGTTAAGACTACCCAACAAAATTGGGTGATGACAGGAAGAACTGACTCACTATGCGTGAAGAGTTTTCTTCAACACAATGTTTCAAATACAATCAATGTAAAGCCTGAAGAATGGGAAGACGTAGAGAAATTTATATTTAAAAATAGAAAGTATTTCTGTGGAGTTTCTCTTCTCCCCGTGAGTGGGGACAAGGATTATCCGCAAGCCCCCTTTACAACGGTCTACCTTCCCAGCGAGATGGTGTCTCATTATGGGGATGGCGTTGTATTTGTCGGTGGGTTAATAGAAGTTGCTCTCAATCTGTGGGAAGACAACCTTTGGACTGCTTGCGATGCTCTAATGGGCCTAGGAACTAAGGTCAAAGGCAACGGAAAGAAAGACTGGGTCGATAGGTGTACTCGTTTCGCAAACAAGTATATGGATGGGGATATCAAAAAACTTTCTTATTGTATGAAAGACGTATACAATTGGAAAGAATGGGTAGACATTAAAGGGTCTTATAGTTCTGTAGATTATACTCTTTGTGTAGAGGAGCATGACAACACTACGCCGGAACAGGAGTTGGCTTGTTCTGGTGGTGTGTGCGAGATTATCTAGGATAAAAAATGTTTTTTATGACACGGTGTGCGGAGGAGGATAGCATGGCACTTGCGGACGAGGAGGGTTCACTACAGGTCAAATTATTGTCGGACAAAGCAACGCTGCCATCTAAGGCGAATCGCTTTGATGCCGGGTTTGATTTGTACGCTTCTGAAAGCGTTTCAATTGACCCAGAATCAAGAGAGCTTATTGGCACTGATGTTGCTGTAGCAATACCCAACGGCCACGTGGGGCTTATTTGGCCCCGCTCTGGTCTAGCTGTAAAGCAAGGCATAGATGTTTTTGCCGGGGTGATTGACGCTGAATATAGGGGAGAGATTAAAGTCTGTCTGTACAACTCAAGCGATGATATCGTGGAACTTTTGGAAGGCGACCGGATAGCTCAACTTTTAATTCAAAAAGTAGATAACTTTTTTATTAGAAAGGTGCGAGAGTTAGACGATACTGACAGAGGTTCTGGAGGATTCGGTAGCTCTGGTCGTTAATATATGAGTAGAAGAAAACGCCCCAAGAATAATATCCCCAAAAGATTAACCCCAAAAACGAAAAATCAAGCGGATTATATCCGCGAGATGTCTGAGAACGACATTACTATTTGTAGTGGACCGGCTGGAAGCGGCAAGACCGCCGTGGCAGTTGGTATGGCTTGTGAATATCTGCAAGACAAGAAGGTAGACAAGATAGTCATTACAAGGCCCGTTGTTGAATCCGGCAAGGGTCTAGGCTTTCTACCGGGAACCTTTGCTGAAAAAATACATCCCTATCTAGTACCCGTATTAGAAGAAATGGGTCGATATTTTAAGTCGGATGAGATAAACAAGATGCGTTCTGAGGGTATAATAGAAGTATGCCCTTTAGAATATATGAGAGGAAGAAACTTTCATAGGTCTTTTATGATTCTTGACGAAGCCCAAAACGCCACTTTTGAACAAATCAAGATGTTTATAACTAGGACTGGCAGGGAGTCCAAGGCTGTTATTAATGGCGATACACATCAATCAGACCTCCCGTTTAAAATGAGAGGTGCTCTTGATATATGCATGGATAAGCTGGATGGAATTCAGGGGGTTGGAATCTCTGAATTAGAGCGTGGGGATATTATAAGAAACAAGCTCATATCTACAATACTGGCGTGTCTGGATGGTCCTGAATACGATTAATAGATATTCTACATCTACGTGGATATTTTGTGCCATGTGGATGTTCATAGGCTTTGCGTCATCATACGATGCGTATCTGTCTGTGTTAAATGGGGAGTATCTATACGAAGTAGAAAAAAATCCGATGGCTCGATACATTATGGGCAAGTGTGGAGTTCCTGCGTTTGTAGGGATTAAAATGTTCGGGACTATATTTTCTCTCGGATGCGTCACCGTTTTGTATCACAACTACAGAAAAGCTTCTTGGATAATAAACACGTCTATATTCTTGACCCAGATACTGCTATTTGCATACTTAATTTATTTTGTTGCGTAGGCTCAGCATGCTTGACTTTATCAAACACATTTTCAGAAAACGCAAAAATATTTTTGACAATGTCGTCAATCTTAAACAAGTCAAGATTATGCCAAGACCCCAGCTTGAAAAAGTTTTGGCTATCGGAGAAACCGACAATCTCATCGAAGGCAACATTGTTGTCATTCTTTCTCAGAACCTGTTAGACTTAAGAGAAATCTGCGAGTATATAATAAGCTATAGAAACAGCGGAGATAAAGCCGCTCTGGATGAAGCAGTACAACAACTGGCCCATATGCTGGAAAGACCAGAAAACTATGCGGGCTTTATAGAATACAGGAATGAAGATGCCAACGTATGAATACGCTTGCTCAAACTGCGAACACTCTTTTGAAATAGTTCAATCAATGAAAGAGAAAACGAAACGCAAGTGTCCTTTGTGCAAAAAAATAAAGCTAGAAAGAGTCATCGGCAAGCCCATGGTGTTCATAAGGGGTGAGCCACAAACGGTGGGGCATCAGGCCGAAAGAAATACTGAGAGAATGGGTAGGTATGAGTTAGGAGACAAGGAAGGTAAGAGGAAAGAGGGTTCTAAAAAGAAACAGACTTCTTTAGGGAGCGGGCCAGCAAGCTCCAGACAGATTCAGGGGATGACCTCCGAGCAAAAGAAAAAGTATATAGAGAAAGGTACAAAATGAGAGAGGACAATTTTTTTAAGAAAGAAATAGAACGCGAAAAGTTCTCAGATTTGGGGCATGTGATAATTAAAAATTCTGACGAAACCGTAGAGATGGTTGACCTCTGGATAGTTAGTGAAAGCAGCAGAGTTACAAATGTCAAAGCGTCTTTGCACAACGGGTCGGATGACAGCTTTGTTCACGAGATTCATGGCGAGTTCTATGTAGGGCCGGGTGAAGGCATGAATTTGGCAAACATAGATACTTCTGACGATTTAACAATAGTGTATGTTAGAGAGATAGAAACTGATGACTAATAAAGACAAAGAATCTGAAAATTTCGGGTTGACAGACGTGCCAAAAAATGCTATAATAGCATACACAGTTAAAATGACGGAAGTCGACAAGGAAGACAAGAAGGCTTATTGCAAAAAGGCCGTAAAAGATAACGGCAAAACAGTATCTTGTTTTGTTAAGTTTTATCGTGGAAAAATGTTTGACCCATGGGGCATGTACTCTGGAAGAGAGAAAGTTGTAGACTTAGAATATAGAAAGGTTTCTGAAAAAGCTTTCAACCTGTATTCTAAGTATTTAAAAACTAGAAACCACAAATGTTTTCTGCAATCGGAAAGAGAGGTTTTGTAATGACTAAAAAAGGCCCACTAACCAAGATTGAAAAGTTCTATATAGAACATAATTTAGAGCTAGGTAAAAAGGCGCTATCAGAAGAGCTTAGTAGAACACAAAAGACCGTTCAGTCTCACATGGATGGCGTCAAACCCTCAACAAAACATTCTACAGAAAGTAAGTCTGATTCCGCCGCCACCACGCGCGCTGGCGTGCTGATGGCGAGAAACGAAAAAGGCTCTACGACTATGACAGAGGGTGCTTCTCAAGCTGGCGATGAAAGCAGGGGGAAGGTTAAAAGCTTGGGTGCTAGGTACACCGGAGCAGTAACCACGATTAAAAATCAATGATTTGTACACAAGTAGACGAATATATGGCCAAGCTGTTCGATACAGAGACGGTGTGGACATGCACTCTATCTGACGGCACTCAGGCTTATCAAGACGATGACAGACTTGATATGGACCCTCCCTCTGCATGGGAGCGTCTTGGTATATATTGCAAAGAAAACGATTTGCATATCTCCAAAATGATTTTACAAAATGGAACCAACGTGGTTACAGTTGGTGAAAATCTTGACGGTTTCTATTTTAGAAAAACGGCAGGTGGATTTATGTTTGGAGACTATACTTACCATGGTTTCGTAGCTGGTACTTTAAACGATGGTAATCTCCATGTTGGCCACTGGACTGTTCCAGAACTGAAAAGAGAGTGGTCAGAAAACAGAGACCCAAACGATGCTGGTATTTCGTTGATAGCTAAATCTACAATCGGCGCATAATGACAGAAAAGCGTACAGATTTGAGCCGGTACAAATCTCCTTCAACTGGAGACTACTGTACTGGAGCGCAATATATAGCCGAGATGATGTGCCAGCGAATGGCAGAGAATAGCAACGAGGGGAGTCTAGCGTATAAGTTTTGGAACACTAAGAAGTGGAAGAAAACATATCAGCTACAAATTATTGCTGCAAACAGACTGGTTGATGAACACGACGAGAGGGCAATCATAGCGGCTTTAAAAAGCAAGCAGGGTCGAAAAATATACTCTCTTAGATTTCCCAGACTCAAGGAAATGATAGAGGAACAGACAGAGGTTCTAAAAAAACAAGACGAGGCAAAGTCTGTTGTCAAACCAGCCTCGCCCTCTGCCACGCCCAGAAAACCCTTCGGACAAAAAAGCAACCTTCAAAAGCTAAGGGAATTAGATGGCGACGTTTAGCGATGCTACCACCAAGGACATAATTAAGAAACACGGAAAGGTTATCTCCAGTGGGATGGAGGTTTTCGAAGAAAGAAACGACTTTGATATGCTGCCTGTCAGCCCCTCCATAGATATAGCTCTGGGAGGTGGCTTGAAAGAGGGTAGTTGGGTGCTGCTCACCGGAGACCCTAAGACCGGCAAAACAACTACGGCTCTGCAAATAGCAGCCAACTGCCAAAAAGAAGAGAATGGCGCACGTCCGATAATCTATCTTGACGGTGAGGGCAGGCTTAAAGCCATGAACCTAGTCGGGATTAATGGTTTGGATAGAGAGAAGATGAGGGTCGTGCATTCAGACGAAGAGCCTCTCAGTGCAGAACAATTTTTAGATATAGCCATCAAACTTATAACCAGCAAAGACTTCTACCGCTGTGTTTGCATAATTGATTCAACGTCTTCTTTAATTCCTGAAAGAGAACTTACGGAAGACATCGGCGGGAGTTTTCGTGCAGGTCTTCCAAAGATACTTGCCTCTTTCTGTCGCAAGCTTTCTAATGTGGTTACACAGCAGAGAGCTACAATTGTTATCATAACACACTTTATCGCAAACACTAGCGGTTACGGTAAACCCAGAATGCCAGACTGCGGTCGAAAGATTCAGTATCAGGCTGACACCAGAATGGAAGTCAAAAGCATAAAGCCTTGGGACGTTGGGACAAAACAGGTTGGTCAAATGATTAACTGGCGTATTCTTTGCTCTTCGATGGGTGCCAACAATACGGAATGCCAAAGCTGGCTTAAATATGGTGTTGGCTTAGATTTTGTACAAGAGCTTCTAAGTTTAGGGGCGGACCTTGGGCTAATATCTAAAAGGGGCGCGTGGTATTCTTGCGACTTTATGTTAGACCATAAGGATACTCTAGCCTCACTTATTAAAGAAAACAATATAACTGACACTGAAGAAGAAGTAGCAAGATTTCTTAAATTCCAAGGACAGGAAAAACTGTATCAATTTCTTAAAGGGAACAAGGTCGTGTTGTCTAATCTAGAAAAAGATTTAAAGGCCATGCTTTGATAGTCAGGGGCTTTGACGGCAAAGATTACAAATGGTCGGTACGCAAGAACAAATCCCGACAAAGCGCAACTCGTCCTCGCTCAAAACCCCATCTGAGAGCCAGAGCGCTCCTTCGTAAGCTTTTTCCAAGAGACGCAATTCTTGAAGAAGTATCTCTACCCGGCAGCAAAACACAGACTAGAAACTCCATTCTGTTTGCCGACTTCTACATTCCCAACAGAGACCTTGTCATAGAAGTACATGGTAGACAGCACTACGAACACGTTCCCTTTTTTCATAAGACAAAGCTAGATTTTTACAAGGCCAAAGCCAGAGACAGAGACAAGGCTGATTGGTGCTCGATAAACGACCTTAAGATAATCACACTTAAATATTCGGACGATGATAATGACTGGAAACGAGCAATCGTTGAACGCTAAGGAGAGGCTTGACAGATTTGTTGACGCAACCGAAAGATATATTAGCGGCCAGCATGTTGGGTTGACAAAGATAAATCCCGAGATTGTCAACATACTCAACTATGACTCCGCCCTGCTCCATTCGTTAAGCTCAGAGCAATGCTTGTCAGCCGCCTACATTCTTTTTTCTTACGCTGACTATTTGCAGACTTTGTACAACAGCAATTTGCTTAAGCTACACTGGGTTACCGACGCAATTAGCAAAGTGGTTTCTCCGGTATTGAAACAGTACGGAGATAAATATACTAAGCATGAACAAAAATATTATGAGGCAATCCAAGACAATGAATTTGCCAGAAGTCTTAGCAATATAAAAACACACGCTACGGCAAGGGTTGACATGTTGACAGATAAAATGCGTGACGTTAGAAGGATGGGTGACGTGCTAATAGAGTTATCTAAAAGGAAACAATACTCATGACAGGACATTTGATTGAGGCTATAAAATCTATCAGAGAGGGTATATTATCAAACGATATGTCAAAAGTTGCGGAGGGGTTTAAACTTCTTACTGGAGAATCTGTTGAGATTTCAGATAGCCCAGAGGTGGCTGTTGAACAATCTTCTCCGAACTCCGATAAGGACGATTTTATCGCAGGTACAAGGGGTGAGTCTACAGCAAGTAGAAGCGTAGTATTAAGCAACAGGATTAATAAGTTTGTTGACGATGGCACAACTGATACAGAAGAAGCTGGGTATGACGCAATAAATGATAACGTAAAACCAACCACTAGGGAAAGAGCTTCTTATAAAAAGGTGAAGCAAAAATGCCATATTTGTGGTAAAGAAGAAACGGTCAACCCTCAACACAAGCGTGATTTTTATAAATGCGCAAAATGTATTGGCAACAGGTGATATATGAAAAAACCGTTGATGAACGCCGCCGCCGAACGGGCCGTGCTATCGGGCGTGTGTTCTTATGGAGCAGAATCTTATCTAGAAATTGAAGACTTGGTTGAAGTGGAGACGTTTGTTTTAGAAGAAAATCAGATAATTTTCAAGTGTCTTGAAAAAGTCCTATCTACACAAGACGAGATTGATGTAGCCTCCATTCTTTCTGCTGCTAACGAATTGTCACTAGGGGATACTCTTAACAACAAAAAGTCTATGGACCACTTAAGGGCGGTCTACAACTTCCCTATCAAGCTACAAAATGTAAAACAGCACGCGATAAAAATCAGGAAGCTGCAAATTGGTAGGGTTATACAAGCAAAGGCAACAAGTATATACAATGAAATTTCCGAAATAAACGGCGACGAAACCGTTAGTGAGATTATCGGGGTCGCAGAAAATCCCATCTTTGAGTTGTCCTCGTCTCTCGGTTCAAACGAAAGCGTTAGGCCGACCCTTTTGGGGGAGAAGGTAGAAGAGTACCTGCTTCATTTGGAAGAGAATCCCTCTTCAATTATGGGAGTGCCTAGCGGATATCCGAGGTATGACGCCGCCATCGGCGGAGGCTTCAGAAGAAAGTGTGTTGACCTCGTGGCTGCTAGGCCTAAAGTTGGCAAAAGCATGTTCGGAGACAATGTTGGCTTGCACATAGCCGGGGAGCTTGAAATACCCGTCTTGATGCTAGATACCGAAATGTCCTTGGAAGACCACCTGAACCGGGTGCTAGCAAATTTAAGCGGCGTTGAAATTAATGAGATATCAACGGGAAAATATTCTCAAGACGCGACAAAAAAAGAGCGAGTTTACGCCGCAGCAGAGCACCTTAAAGATGTTCCCTACAAATATGTCAGCATAGCCGGGAATCCATTTGAACAAACTTTATCTATCATGCGTAGATGGATATTGCAAGAGGTGGGGTTTGACGAAAATGGAAGAACTAACAACTGCTTGATAATTTATGACTACCTCAAACTCATGAGCGCAGATTCTCTGTCGAACCTACAAGAATTCCAAGCTCTTGGATTTCAGATAACCTCTTTACACAACTTTTGTGTGGAGTATGACTGCCCCTGTCTAAGTTTTGTTCAGCTAAATAGAGACGGAATAACTAGAGAATCTACAGACGTGGTCAGTGGCTCCGACAGGCTAATATGGCTGTGTACTAGTTTTTCGATTTTTAAGAATAAAAGCGATGAAGAAATTGCTGAAGATGGCCCGGAGACTGGAAACAAAAAGCTTATCCCAATTGTCGCCAGACACGGGCCTGCTTTAGAAGATGGTGACTACATAAATATGTCTATGAGCGGTAGCATCGCGCAAATTTCGGAAAACGTTACAAGAAACGAACTGAAAAAGGGCGGCTCAAAGCAAAAAGACGATGGATTTATTGTAAATGAAAACGATGATGATAATGAAGAAATCCCATTTGAAATCGCAGACTAATCTATCTAAAGCACAGGTAGATGTACTGTGTGAGAAATTGTCGGAAAAAATAGAGGATATTCTAGATTTTTTTGGCATAGAGTACGACCAGTATGGTAATCGCATATCGGCTCCGTGCCCCGTGCATGGTGGCGACAAGTGTGACGCTCTTACCATATTCACATCTGGAGATAATGTATCTGGTAATTGGTACTGCTGGACTAACCATTGTGAAAAGAAATATGTCAACACGATGCTGGGATTTATTCGTGGGGTTATTAGCCATCGAGAAGATAGAGAGGCGACTTTTTCCGAAACGATAAAGCTTGCTTGCCAGTTTATTGATTCATCATTGGATGATATAAAGGTTGATATGGAACACATGGAAAAGACCTCTTTTATTGCGTGTGCAAACAGCCTATTAAAAGAATCCAAATCTTCACAGAGAGGCGTTCCCAGAGACATCGTTCGACGGGGCTTGAAAAGACCGGTAGAATTCTACCTAAAAAGAGGGTATCTTGAGGAAACTCTTGACACGTTCGATGTAGGAATTTGTCTCAACTCCAACAAGCTGATGTATAATAGGATTGTAGTCCCCGTATACGACGAGTCCCATCAATACATGGTGGGTTGTGTTGGGCGTAGCCTTGAGGACAATCCCGCTATGCAGAAATGGATAAACAGTAAGGGCTTCAATTC